AAAATCTCCAGAAGCAAAAGATGAAATTCCTTTGTTGCTTGTTGTGGCATCTTCACCAGATATAGTTACGGTTCCTGAACTTTCCGCTACATCAATACCTTCACCAGCACTAAAAGTAGCTGTTCCTCCTAAAGCAATAGCCGTAGAGTCACCACCTGAAGCAACCGTTATAGAAGAATTAACTAACTCAGCATTAGCTACCCCGCCATCTTTAATTGTTACTGCTCCTGAAGAAACAGCAAAATTATCAGAATGAAAAGAAGCAACACCTTTATTAGATGTTGTAGCGTCCTCACCAGCTATAGTTATTGCATTACCTGTAGCAGAGGTATCAATACCTTCACCCCCAGAAACAGTTAACGTTTCCGAGTCAAGATCTATAGCAATAGTCCCTGAGTCAGTTGTAATGTCAACGTCTTGCGCTGTTAATTGTGCATCAACATACGCTTTAATACTTTCAGAACTTGCAAGTTTAGTAGCCGAAGCAGATGAAAAGTTATCATCATCTTGTATTGCTGTACCACTTATTCCTGTATTAACAACAGGAGAGGTTAATGTTTTATTTGTTAAAGTAATTGAACCACTGTCAATATATGCTTTTACTGATTGCTGGGAAGGAGGTAAGATTGCGCTGTCCTCCGACATAGCGTCAGTATCTATAACAGGGGTTGAAGGTCCAACGTAAGTAGAACCTAAATATAAAACTGGGTTACTGTCACTCGCATGGATTGACCCTGAGTCAAAAGTAAAAGTTAAAGTTGTGTTTGGTGAAGAATAACTGCTTGTAGCTATTTTTCCAAAAATTCCTGTTGTAGAGGTGTTGGTTCCTGTTAATTTAATACGACGGCCAACATGATGAGTTCCTGTAACATCAGCACCGATAGTAACAGTTGTTGCACCTGTTCTAGTGTAAGTGTTGGTTGTATCGCCATTTCCTAGAACAAACCACTCTTTATCGTTCCATTGATCTTTTTGTGCGGACATATCAGCACGAAAAACGTTATTAACTAGCGATGGTGCCATTCCCTCCGCAACACTAATTCCGCTTAATGTACTATTACTATTTGCTGTTGTTGAATAATCTTTTATTGCCATTTAATACCTCGGTTCAAATTCTCCTTGTTCTACGTCTTTTTGATTCATTGATTTTTCTTTTAGACTTGTTAATGAACCACCACCAAGTAAGTGAGAAAATAGTATAGTTGCTGTTTTAGTTTTAACACCTATTTCTCTTAATTTTGCTAGTTCTTTTCTTCCTTCTTTTGTTGTTAATAATTTTGCCATATTTATAGCTAATTTATTTGCTCTTACATTAGTCCACCATTGATTTAAACGTGAAGGTTGATTCCAAATTTCTAATGTTTCAATTGCTTGACCAATAAAAGGTTTAGCATCATCCATAAATTCTTTTTGTGCCATTTGTTTCCATGCTGTATCACTATTAAAATCCATAGCTTTTATTGTTTGGTTTAATAACATCATTACGTCTGCAAATTCTCTACCAAAACCATCAATACCTTTAAAAGCTTCTAACATAATATCGCGTTGTCTTTTTGTGCCAAATACTTTTTTATAAAAAGAACCTCCAAGATTATTAACAGAAAACATAGTGTCGTCTTTTATAACAGACTCAAAAATGTTTTCTAAATGACCTCTAACAAGTTGATTCCATTCATTACCTTTGCCGTGTTTAAAAAATAATTCTCTTGCACTCCTAACATCAGCAACACTGCTTTTATTTGAATTAAAAATTATTTTTCCAACATCAGCAAACATATTTTCATTTTGTTTAGCTATTTGGTTAACAAAACCACCTTTAATTTTGTCTATGTTTGGTACGCCATGTTCATATATTTGTCTTGCTTTAGCGTAATCAGAACTAGCGTTATCCATATTACCTAAAAGACTTTCTTTAATTTTTGTAAAATTAACAATGTTTCCTTTAGCAATAGATGTATCTGTTTTTCCAGCAGAATTAAGTATTTGATCTATTTCTCTTTTTATTTGATCTAATGATTGTAAATTTGTTTCTGGAACTAATTCTTTTTGTGTTTGTAAAACACCATCACGTGTTGGTCCTTGAACTGGAACATCAATTTCTCTATATAACATATTTTTTACATTATGTAATTTAGAAAGAGTATTTCCTTTTGAAACTTTTATTAATTCATCAATAAGATTAATCGTACTAGAAACATCAACATTATCTACTTTAAAAGCTTTATTATAAAAAGCTTTAGCTTTATCAATAAGTATTCTTTCTTCACCTTTAATAATTGCTTGTGACCCAGATATAGCTTCCTTAAAAGCTAAATCAGGTGCTATTTCTTTTTCTGATATGTTAACAAACAATTTGTATATGGCATCTTTAACTTCACCATTTCGCATGTTATAAAATGCATTTAAAATTTCATCTGAATTTGGTTTATTAGCTAAAAGTTTTTGTAATTTAATTAATCGTGGATCTCCACTAGCTTCCCCATGTGTTAATGAAATATTATATTTTTTAGATAAATTATCTATTTTATCTTTAAAAGCAGTGTTAAATTTTTGAAATTTATCACCAATTTTAAAATTTTTAATTCTTGACGGTAGTTTGCTAACAATTTTTTTTATAGTAGGATTAAGTAAATAATTTGCACCTAACTGACCTCCAAATTCAATAAGACCAGCACTACCTAGGTGAAGCGCTCTTTGACCAATTGGCAATTTTTCACCAGTTAAATCTTGAGATAAACCTTGTCTAAAACCTTCACCAGCAATACCACTAGCGCCAGCAACAATAGGATTTCCACCACTAAGTATTGCACCTCCTGTACCAGCAACAATTGGAATTGCGGGACCTGTTGCTCGTAACATCCATTCATCTAAATTTTTTGGATTATTTTTTACAGCAGAAAAATTAGGCGTTGCCCAATATAATTTTTGGTCATTACCTAAATAATAAATTCTACCATCTTTTTGACCAAAACGTTTAATTGCTTCATTCGGGTCCATATTAGGAAATTTACTTTTTGCATAAGCTACAACCGAATAAAATGAATCATGTGGTAAAGAACCAACGGCTATACCAGTATTATCAATGTAATTATTTTCATGTATATCTCCATACATATATCGGTTTTTGCCTGCTATAGTATTAGTATGTCCCCTATCTATGTTACCTAATTCGCTTGTATCGTCTTTTAAAACTGGACCTTCTATTATTTTATTTTTTACTTTTTCTGCCCAATTTATTTCACTCATCTTAAATTCTCCAGTGTAAAGACATTATCATCTGGATTACCATACATTAATAATTGTAATTGCCTTGTAACCTCATCTTCTATTTCTTGTTGTGATTTATCTTTCCAATTATCATCAAGTAATAGTTCTTTTTGTAATTCATTACCTATATCTTTTAAATATTTATCAACGCTTGATAAAGTCATAATTGCTTCTGGATTTAGGTTGCCGTTAGCATCTGTTGGTATATTTAAACCTGAACGTAAAATTAAATTATAACGAATAGTTGAGTTCATCGCGTTTTCTAAAATACCATTTAATTTACTTTGATATTCTGTAGGTGATAATTTTCTTGGATCAGCAAAACCTTTTAAGATACGTTCAGCTTCTTTTTCTGACATTTGCGCGCCTGTAATACTTTTAATGTAAGCATTTGTCATTTCCCATGATTTTTGCTCCCATGCAGAATAATCAGATATTAATTTTTTATCTTCTTCTGAAATGTCACCAAAAATATTCCAATCACCTAAACCATCTTTTATTTTTAAATAATTGATTTTCCATTTAGTAGGTAATTGACTAAATTCTTTTCGATATAATTTTTTTATTTCTTTAAATCCTTCAAAATTAACACTGTTATTAATTATTTGTTGTTCAAGATTTTTCTTAGTTCCTTTTTCTAAAGTACCAGAACCTAAACCTTTACCAATAGTTACAGAACCATCAGCACCAAAAATAATTTGTTGACCCATTATATCGGCTTTTATTATTTCTTTTCTTTCTTCTGGGTCTGTAATGCCTGCTTTATCCATTTTCTTTTCTATTGCTAATTTAGAACCTGTAGAATATGCATCTATATTTTTAATGTATTCGTTTTGTGTAACTCTCATTTCTTTACCGTCAGCCGTACGAACTACGTCTATATATTTATTACCAGCTTTTTGGTTTTCCATATAAGCATTAGTTAAAAACGTAGCGCCTTCTTTTGGGCCTAATGTTAAAGCAAATGCTCTTTGTTCATCATTTACATAATCACTTTCTAATAATTTATAAAAAGTTTCTTTTTTTTGTACTTCATCTTGCAACGCTGTTGATGTTTGTAGTTGTTTTGTTGCTCTATCAATAGAGTTGTCATAAGTATTCATTCCTGATTTAACGCCAGCTTGTAAAATCATAGCAGGATTAATATTTTCTGTTGCTGGACGGGGACCAGATAAAGCCATCATACTTAAACCAGCATCAAGCAAACCTCTACCCCTTGCTCTTTTAACTGCATCTACACCAAGTAAGTTTGCCGATGGATTATTTGTTAGATCAGGAAATAATAATTTTTCTAAAGCGCCCATTTATGCTGAACCCAATCCACCAAGTAAAGCGCCACCTAATAAATAAGGATTAGCACTACCTTGCTGTCCTAACATTTCATAAATACCAGCACCACTAGAAGCGCCACCAAGTAAACCCATAATAGGATTTTTAGTAAGAGGTGCTATAGTTGATTGGGATGTTCCAAAAGGACCACCAACACTTGCTTGATATTCTCTTAATTTTTCGTATGGTTTTCTTTGTTCAAATTCAAAACGTTTTATTGCATCTTGCAACATTCTTTCTGACAATTCTTCTCTTGCTCCACCTACTGTTTGTAGTTTAGCAATATCCGAATAATCCATGTCACCTAATTGAGGTGCTTTTGATGACATTGCATCCATAACAGCACGTTCTCTGTTATAATTATCTCCATACACTTTGTTAGCTAAGTCACCTAATGCTTCCGTCATTGTGCCTGTATGCGCGCCACTTTCATAACGACCGCCTTGTGCAAAATTTGTGTTTACATTAGTTTTAACTTTATCAGCCATTGTAGTAAATAAATTGTTTAAATACGGATTTGTTGTAGGATTAAGAAAATTACCCGACATAACATTATCAGCGTATGTTTGTGATTTATTAAGTAATGGGTTGCCTTGTAATGCTCTTGCTTTCGCTAATTTTAAAGCTGTTTCTGTTTCTGAAGCAAAAGGAACATACGTTTGATTTGGATAATAATTAGGTGTACTCGCATTAAATAATTCTTCCGCACGTTCAAATCCTTTTTCTAAATACGGTGATTGTACCTTCCACGGTTCCGTAATTGTTTGTGTTGTTTGTGTACCTGCACTTTTACTCATAATAATTCCTTTGTCATAACAATATGTTTTGCTTCATAATCCTTTAATTTTTTTAACCATCCTTTACGTCCGACTAATTCGATACGTTTAATATTATTGGCTACTGCCCATGTTTCTACTTGTCTTGTTAAATCATCTAACCAAGAATGTAAGTTTGAACCACCAGCTAAGAACCAACGACATACTTTAAATTGAGGATATTCAATTATTTGTGTTAAAACGGCTGACTCTACTTTATCTTTCCAGCTTATCCATAGTTGCATTTCTTTTTTTAAAATTGCATCTAATAAATTTTTACCACTATATGAATTATCGTCATACATTATCCCTTTTAATAATAGCGGTTCTACTTGTTCCCAAATTGCAATAGCATTTTGAGGTGGAACGTAAGATACTATTCTAACCGATGATGATGTATTTGTATGTTCTGTCTGTTTGGCCATTGTTTGCATGTGTTAAAGTTGCTGTTTGTTTTCCTTGTGCTGAAACATATAAACTTGTTATTCCTGCCGAAGCGTTAGCTGTTGTCGGCATAAAAACAATAACACTATCACCACCTAAACGTCTATCAGACAACGTTGTTGTTGTTTGACTGGCGGTTAGTGTAACTGATCCTGTTGAGTTTAGTTTTCCATCTAAGGAATTGTTAACTACAATGGCTAATTGTCGTCGATGTTCTTCTGGTATTGGATTAGATAACGGTACAGCTTGAAACTGATTAGCCATTATCTTTTCCCTTCAGGTCTTGCATCGACATCAACACCCTGCATATTCGTAAAATTTCCATTTACTGAAACTCGTAATCGGTGATACCTAGAATTAGTTCTAAGAGGACAATCACCTGAAGATTTAACTGTTACAGCACTACCTGTTGTTACGGAGTCTGCTTGGGAAGAACGTGTAATTGGTGTTACCGTAATTGTTGTGTTTTCCCCGTTAGCATCCACAATAGGTCTAGCGTTAATCAGTGTAGATCTTTTTCCTTCTGCTCCTTCAAATTCTGTCGTATCAACGGTTGCAGTCATAGATCCGCCCATAAATTTTCCAAACTTTTTGTCGCTTGAAAATCCTGCTAAACCTAAAACACCTTCTTGATAATAATAAGAGTCTAAAGGTTTTGGCAAATCATCAACAGAACCCAAAACATCTAAACTTTCTAAAGTTGTAAATGCTTCTTGGGAAGCTGTCCCTATAAAGTCCAAGTCTTGTCCTGAACAAGTTGACCATGAATCCGTTGAATAATTATAAACAACCATTTTATTATTAATAGTTGAACTACCTGTTGCACCAGAACCACGATAAGAAACAACATATAAACTATTATTAGTATCAATAGCTGAACATATTCCATCAAAGTTTGATGATAAATCATTAAGAAAAAATTCGTCAATTTTACCTTTTCCTATTGGGGTAATTTGTGAACCGTTAGTAATCTTATAAAATCCATCTTGAGATAAAAAGAATATATCAGATCCTACATTAGCAATAGATTTAGGAGCAAAAGCACCTATATTATCTGCCACTTTAGAAAACTGAAAAATTAATGGAGTACCAACAAAATCGGCTCTCCAAATTGCTTTATCTGTAAATATTACGCCAAAAGACTCACCACCTACTATTCCTTGTATATTACCTGTATCAGGTAAGTCCTGATAGTCTGACATAGTAGTTTGTGATACGGTAAATGTGGTTGGATCATTTATTCCTGACCATTTTACGCGGTTTGAATATGTTGTGCTACTTTCTATTGTATATCCTGTAAAAACAAAATCTCTTATAACTGCAACATATTTAGCTTTTAGTGATACTAAATCAGCAAAAGCTGTTGATGTTCCTTCTACAAAAGACTGAATATTATCAGCAAAATTAGTAGCAATAACTCTGCTACCAAATTGACAGAAAGACCAAAAGTCACGACTATTTTCTGTAGTTGAATTATTGTAACCTCCCGCCTTCGATTTATCCACGAATACAATACTGCTATTCATTTGATATAACTTAGTAGCATCACCACAATAATTGGTTGTGCCACTAGAACTTAATTGTGTATGCAATCCACAAGCTGAACCTGTTAATGCTGTTGTTGTTAATTCTTTAAAAGATGGAAAACTTTTATATCCTTTAGCTAAAGGTATAACGTTATCTACTTTCATGCTTCCTCTATTTTGAAAAGAAGGCATATCAGACATTAATTGCCCGAACTCAATCATGCAACACTCTTAGCAGTCATTTGCAACGGACCTGATGAATGTCGTCCAACCTCATCAGATGCATTAGCTACTTTAACTGCTTCTCTATATAATTCTGCCCATGTTCCTAATCGTTCATCTTGCATTAAAAAAGGTGCTGACTCTAACAAAGAAGCATACAAATATAAATCTGGATGATTTGTTAAAATAGCGTTTGATGTGTTACTATCACTTAATGCAGTTGGTTTAGAATAATACGCCCATTCAATAGAATAACTACTATCAGGCGTTGGACCAAAGTATAATTTTTCACCTATAACAGTTTGATAAATTGGTTCCCCGCTTGTTACACCGCCATAGTTTCTTGTTAGTTCAAAAGGTGACATATAACGTAATACAATTTTAGGTGTTGTATTTAATGCTACATATCGAAACTCTAAAAAGTTTGTTGGTAAAGAAATATAATTAGTACCACCTGTTGCTGTTGCTGTTGCCACGTTTTCCATAATTCGTAATCTTAAATCTCTGCCGTGTCTTGCTTCGGCCAATGCAATAAAATCAGGAATATATGACGTTAAATCATCGCGGTTTAAATAATTTGCTATTGATGTTTTTAAATTTGCGAATGTGTCTAAAGCCATTATATATCACCGTGCCATGTTCTAAAATATTGAAATTCATTACTGTTTAATTTTTGTTTAACTTTTTTCCAATCGTTAGGATCAAAAAAATTTATTCCTTCTTTGCGCCATTGTTCAATAACTATTCTTGGAATACATGCTACATGTTTCATAAAATTACCGCTTTGATCTATATGATTCATTTCTATTTTATTTGCATTTAAAATAGGTTTAACATCTTGTTCTTGATATAAAGTTGTTTTATCTTCAGCTTCATCATAATGAAAATATTGTCGCACATCTGATGGATTAAAGGGTTTGTTTAATGGTGTTAATGACATATTTTCCTTGGTTTTCTGCGGTTTTTTAATTATTTTAATTATTTATTTGACATATAACATTGTTATACAGTATAACATTGTTAAATAAACAAAAAGGATAAAACAATGACAACATCAAAATTACAAAAAATATTAATTAAGTTTGTTAAAGATCAATTTAAAAACAATGCTTTGGAAGAAAAAATTATTAATCTTCGTGTTCAATCTGAAGATAGAATTGGTTCTGAAGAAGCATTTTCTATTGTTGGTCGTGTTTATTCACCACTTTTTAAAAAAAGTGAAACTAAAACATTTTTTTATTGCAATCCAAAAAGTGAAACATCTGATGAGTATAGCGATGAACAAATTATTTATTTACAATCACAAGGTATGGGTGGTTTTCTTTGGGATAATGACCAATACAAAATGATTGAAGAACCTCTTAACGAAGTTTTAAAAAAATATAATTTACAAGCAGAAACAGTTAATGGTGATGCTTGTTGGGAAGTTAATCACATTTAATTAATCTAAACATTGTTTTATAAAGGGGGTAAAATTATATACCCCCTTTTTTTTATTTAATCTACGAAGTAGTATTATCAAATACTCCACCACTAGCTTTTTCATTTTCACTAATAAGTGTGTATTCAACGATTAGTTGAGATTTATGACTATCTCCTGTGACACTTAGGTCCTGAGTAGTAAAGGGACGCAAATAACCAACCGCCCATTTATCAGACTCTAGGATTAGTAGATCTCTTGTTCTTACTAATCTGTTTGGAATAACTTTCATAGAACCGTAGTCACTACGATACACGTCAAAATAATCATTGATAGTACCGTTGTTATCGACAACGCTTCTAGTTGCATCAGCACGTCCAGTAAACGCGTTCATTTTTCTTTTGTTGAAAGATCCAACATGAACAACGTCAGGATTACCACCAGACTCAAAAATTAAGTCTAATGCACTTGTAAAAATTGCTTCAGTTAATACTCTTTGAGTTCCATCAGTTCTAGCGTCCGTACCGTTTCCAGTAGGGGAAGCTGGTGAACCAGATGCACCCATAATGTCATTTGTAGCAATCCAAGATTGGACTGATCCAAGTTCTCTTGCTGTTGATGAGTTTCCTGCAACACGCCCGTTGTTTAAACCAATCATCGCGTGTTCCATATCTCTTTTTAGTTCTTTAGATTTGTGCAACATTTGGAAAGCTTTTTCTTTCTTTCTTCCTGCTCTGTTAACAGCATCTAACGTATTAGATACTACAACAGTTTTATCTGCAATTTGAGTGTAGTTTCCTACTCTTGCAGTTGTTAAAGAAGCGTCTAAAGTCGCTTCGTCGCCTTCGATTACTTTGTTATCAGCAACACTTGATAATGCTAAAGTTTGCCACTCATGAAAAGTATTTGTTACTTTTTGAGATTTCAACCCACTTAAAAATGGAGTTTCTGTAACTGCCACTAATGAAATTAGGTTCGTCAAATCTTCACGATTACCAATGCTATCGTATGAATCGAAGGTGTTCGTAGGCTGTGCCATACAATTTCCTTTCTAATTTAGTACGTTCATAAACGCTTCTAGCATGTCACCTGACTTACCAGACTTAACACGTTTAATTGCATCTTTGCGACGTTCATAGTTAGCGTCATCTTTAGAAACTGGAATTCCAGACTTAGAAACTCTAGGAATATTTTTTACTTTTTTGTCACCAAGTTTAGCTTTTTTCAATTGACTATATTTCATGCCTTCTATCGCTACCATAACGGTACGATGGTCGGTTAACATGCTTAATTCTTGATCGCTAAATCCGATTTCATTTAAGTAATTTTTAACATTTGCTTGTATTTTTCCTTTTTTAACAGGATCAGCAAATTCAGGAACTTTGTCACTTAGCATATTACTTTGTGTCGTAACATAATCAGCGTATTTTTTCTTTTGTTCCTCATCTTGTTTCTGTTCAATAGACTTTAATTCAGTTTCCGCCTGTTGACGTATTTCTTTTTTTCTATCTGTTTCTGCTTTTAATCGAACATATTCAATGGGGTCTTGTTCATAAACTTTATCCCAGTCAATATCTTCTTGCTTATCAGATTTTATAAAAGATTTTAGCTTAACTGCATAATCATCGCGTTCTTTTTTTACCGCTTCTAATTCAGTAGTAACTTTATCACGTTCAGTATCTAAACCTCTACGTTCATCAGCTAATGCCTGAGTTTTTTTTGAGTAATCGCTTTGACGACTATATCCATTTTTAAGTTCGTCGAGAGTGACTTGTCTATCTTGACCATCTACTTTGACGGTAACAAGTTCCTCGGTCCCTTCTGCTGGGGAGTTGTCAGTTTCCTCTAGTTCCAAATCATCGGGAGTTGGTTCATCTGATGGCGCTTCTGGTTGTGCTTTCGCGTCCTGTTCACCTTCTGATGTCGGTTGTTCGTTCTCTGCGGTTAGTAAGTTCTCGAACTGACCTAATAAATTTTCTTTTACCTCTGGTTCAGGTTGAACCGTTGGTTCTTCAGTAACCGCAGTTTCCTGAGTAGGATTTTCTGCCATATTTTACCTTTATTTTTTTAATAATTTACCAGTTTCCATTATGGATTTTAACTGGTTTAACACTGATTCATGCATCTTTATCATTAGATAAAGTTTTT